GGGCCCCTTCCGGGGCCCTTCGCTATAGTGCAGTCGTCTCATCGGTCATCAACCGATGGACGAGACCTGATCACATACTACTGCTCTAAGGAGGTGTTACCCTGATGGGTCGCACCCGCGAAATGCCAATTGCTGACTGGACTACTAGTTCAGCTAATTGGACTGACGCGATAGATTGGCGCTATCCGATCGGTCCCACAAAGCCTATTGTTAATTCAATCAGGCAGAGTGGTCGATCGGAACAGACCAATCCATCTCTTAGAGGTCGACGTGTTACCGTCGACGAGAACCATGGGCTCTCTGCTAAACGTCTCTCTATCGAGAGAGCATTTATCGGAGATATTGGTGGGGGCTTTTCATCGACTACATCTGCTGTGTTTGCGAACGCAAACCAACAGCATATGAAGTTCCATGGAGAGTACCAAAATAACTGGATTGATGAAGAAACTTTCAGTCCAGTTTTTGCGGTCAACCCACGGACACTAGCCTTCCCTACTCACAGTGGGCAAAATCTCACTGCGATGGGGACTACGGCTATTGCTCGTTGCAAACCCACCAATAATGTCGTCGATCTAGCCACTGATCTCTCTGAGATCTTCACAGCTGGGCTGCCCCACTTGTTGGGACATACCCTCTGGAAGAAAGGTACCTCTACTGCCAAGAAGGCAGGACAGGAATACCTAAACTCAGAGTTTGGCTGGGCACCTCTTGTCAGCGATATACGTGGCGGAAGCTACGCACTCGCTAACGCTGCGAGGCTTCTTGAAGCTTACCAGCGCAACTCGGGCAAGATCGTGCGACGACGCTATGAGTTCCCTGTAGTTCAGACTAAGGTTACGACGAATTTGGGTGCCGCTGATGCTGTTCATTTAGCAACCAACGGCACTTACGTCCGTGACACTAGTCATCCAATGCCTACACTCTACCGGACTACCGAGTTCTTTCAGAGAACTTGGTTTTCAGGTGCCTTTACTTATCATCTGCCAGCCGACTGGTATAGTCGGGACTGGTTTTTGAGAAATAAGGCAAGAGCTGGATACCTTCTTGGTATCGAGCTTACTCCTGACACCGTGTGGAATGCGATGCCTTGGACGTGGGCCCTCGACTGGTTCTCCAACGCGGGAGATGTCATGACGAATCTCTCAAATTGGTCCAGCGATGGTTTGGTGTTGAAGTGGGGGTACATCATGGAACATACTGTTACCAAGAGTACCTACACTTTGTCTGGTACCCCGCGGCTTCTGCCGTATGGTACCATAAACGCGTCACCTGTTACTTCTTGGTACGAGACCAAGAAGAGGCAACGCGCTACACCATTTGGGTTTGGGTTAACATGGAATATGTTAACCCCACGCCAATTGGCCATCTCTGCTGCCCTCGGGTTAACCCGCTGGTAGTAGAAGACGGCTGCCCTATGTCGTGCCAAGGGGCTCGACATAAACCTCGAGTCCTAGGAGTGATGCTCATGTCCTTTACTGATCCTCAGACTATCACCATCTCGGCGGTGACAACGTCCCTTCCGAAAGTTTCAACGGAAGGTGACGAGGTCACGTACCAGAGTGCTGATGCTCTGATTCAGATGCTCGCTTCTCATGATTATGGGAAGCGAACTCGGCATCTGCTTCGGGTCAATCACTCGAAGCTGACTGCAGATCCGTTTATCCCTGCGGAGAACGTCAAGGTTTCGATGTCTTGTTACATCGTCTTTGACGTTCCACCGGCGGGATACACGGCTGCGGAGCAGCTGGCGGTGTATACTGGTTTCAAAACCCAGTTTACGGCCGCTTCCGATGCGATCATCACCAAGCTTCTGGCCGGTGAATCGTAAAGGGCCGCGTGTTCGACTGCCTCTCCGCGTTTCCAGGATTACATATCCTGTAGACGTGGCTAAGGTGATCGAGCAGGCGGACACTCCATCTAATGAACGGGATGCAAGTATCATCGTTGAGGTTACAATGGGCTCGAAAGGGCTCCTTGTCCTCATTGTTGGCACTTGTATTACCGCTTATTACTGGATAGCGTTGTTGTGGAACCTTTTCTTTTGGGTCTCACATAACATCGTATACCAGGTCGATGCCGCCTCTCAATCACTCTTTGTTTGGATGATTGAAAGGATAGCATCATGACGATGAAGTGTAAGTGACATGAGTCACTTTCCATGTGATCTCTACGTCAGAGCACTATTCGGAAGAATAGTCCAGATATTCAAACGACCCCCTTACGGGGGCCTGAAGATCTGGTGACGCAGAAGTGAGGGACTTGGGCTAAGGAAAGATTACCTCTATGAGGAGGGTCTTTGAAAAGCCTAATGTCACTCTGGTCCGAGATGGCACATGATAGTGCCATCTCATGCTGCACTAGCGCCTCTACTGACATTAAAACGGTCAGTAGACGGTTCGAATATGAGGGACTATCGTTTTTAACGATAGTCCTGCCTAGCCTTGGGACATCTACCCAAAAGTGGATAGATCAAGGCCAAGCCGGGATCAACCCTTCCTTTAAAACAGGAAGGGGAAGGCTCCCCCTATTTCTAGGAGGTTTCTTCTCCCGTGTATTCGACCGGAAAAGCGGCGCGTTGCTCGATGATCCTTGTATTGAGTCAATCTTGGCAATACGCCAACTCACGTTGGCATTTGCAAAGATCTCTCTGCCTTCTCACCCCAGGAGGGAGAGAAAAGCACTGCAAGGCTTCATTGAGTGTGAGCAGGATGTCCGTCAGTTTGATACCGAACTCACCGAGAAAGATATCGATGCGTTCAAACGTGTATCAAGCTTGTTGTTTCGGCGGGTGTTTACCGAGATGGACAGAGATGTCTATCTTGGGCAACTCCTACCACAACACGGTCCAGGTTCAGTCGCGGATAATCTTACCAGCAATGGTAAGTACCGTAACAGAACTTGGACCAGGCGACTTGACAGGGTCTTTCCCCTGGACAAGTACTTGCTTCCGAACCATCATTTTACGGATGATTTGAAGCAGGTGAACATCCTCGAACCCGGTTCAGAGATACCTGTGAAGGTTATCACTGTTCCTAAGACTATGAAGACACCTAGGATTATCGCAATTGAGCCTACGCATATGCAATATATGCAACAAGCTCTTTTGCGATCTTTCCTCGAGGCTTACAAGAGGGATGAACTCCTCTGTGGCCTTATCGGTTTTGACGACCAAAACCCTAATCAGGTTATGGCCTGTCAAGGCTCGGCCGATGGCCGAACTGCGACGCTTGATCTAAGCGACGCTTCCGATCGTGTCTCTAATCAGCTCGTAAGGGCTATGACGCATCGCTGGCCTCATTTGACAGAGGCCCTTGATGCTACTAGATCCCGACGGGCTGACGTACCTGGATACGGAGAAATCCGTTTGGCCAAGTACGCGTCTATGGGTTCAGCACTCTGCTTTCCCATTGAGGCCATGGTTTTTACAACCATGATCTTTCTTGGGATTGAAGAGTCGCTCAACGTGACGCTGACCAAGAAACATGTTGCATCGTTTCTTGGATCGGTGCGCGTCTACGGAGATGACTTGATTGTCCCCGTAGACCATGTGCATACCATCGTACAGACGCTCGAGCATTTTGGTGCAAGAGTTGGTCTGGACAAGTCTTTCTGGACTGGAAAGTTCAGAGAGTCTTGTGGTAAGGAATACTTTAATGGAACGGACATTTCAATTGTCCGTGTCCGGCAAGCGTTACCTTACACGATGGCAGACGCAACAGGTGTAATCTCAACGGTTGCACTTCGGAACCATCTATACAATGGATGGTATCCAGGTACAGTACGTTGGCTGGATAACCGACTCGGTGCAATGCTAAAGCATTACCCCGTAGTTGGTCCAGCTTCACCTGTGCTAGGCAGGGTCTCACGCCTTCGCGATTATGATTGCGAACGCATGCACCCTAACCTCCATAGCCCACAAGTTCGAGGCTATGTAGTGGAGGCCAAAGCTCCCAGTGATCCACTGGGAGGAATTGGTGCCTTGCTTAAGTGTTTACTTAAGCTGGAGATCCGGAATAAGTCAAGGGTTGCTGATAAGGATATCAGCTCTATTCCCTGTTCCGGACCCGGCATGGACCAGGTTTCCAATTCTGGTCCTTCCTCGTGGATGCCATCCTCGAGCCAAGATGAGAAACACTTAGAGCGTTCTGGACGCCCCAAGCGCGTCAGCATAAGGCTTGGATGGTGGTCTGCCTACTAAGGCAGACGTGCCCCTTTGTGGGCATGTGGGAGAATCCATTTGCTCTTTCTTGTGATCGTTGATCACAGAAAGACCGTGATGGCCAAGTGCAATATGTCCTTGCGGTTTGTCAGAAATGACAAACAACTTTCAGGCGTTGGTTATGTCTGGAAGCTTCGCAAGGCGCACTTGTCCATCAATGGACTCTGGTGGGCCTGATAGGTCCA